TAGCTACGTTATTAGAGGCTGTGGTGTTTGCATATAGCGCGCACATTCCGTTAGCTGTGTTGTTACTGCCTGTGGTATTTGAGTAAAGTGCCTGATAGCCGTTTGCTGTGTTATTCGCGCCTGTGGTGTTGTTTTGAAGCGCCTGATAACCATTAGCTGTGTTGTTGCAGGCTGTGGTGTTTGAGAAAAGAGCTTGGTAGCCGTTGGCGGTGTTGCAAGAGCCTGTGGTGTTTGATTGAAGTGCGTCACGACCAGTAGCAGTGTTGTTAGTACCTGTGGTGTTTGCACAAAGTGCCAGAACGCCGTTAGCTGTGTTGTTAGCGCCCGTGGTGTTTGATAGAAGTGCAAAGAAGCCGGTAGCTGTATTGTTAGAGGCGGTAGTGTTTGAGTATAACGCACATGTTCCGTTTGCGGTGTTGTTAGCGCCTGTAGTGTTTGAGATAAGTGCGCTTAAACCTGTAGCAGTGTTGTTGCTACCTGTTATGTTTCCATAAAGCGCAAAAGCGCCATTGGCGGTGTTGAGAGTACCAGTAGTGTTACAGTATAGCGCATTATACCCAACAGCAGTGTTGTTGTCGGCTGTGGTGGTTTCAAATAATGCCCCCGTTCCGACAGCAGTGTTGTTGTTTCCCGTTGTAATATTAATGCCAGAAAAAGTTCCAAACACGGCATTCTCTGAACCAGTTGTGGCGCTAACAAAGGATTGTTCGCCGAATGCAGAATTTCTGTCACCGCCTGTCAGAGAAACTCCTGAGTTGTATCCGTAGAGGCTGTTCCGCTCGCCCGTTGTAATCGCCGTACCTGCATTTGAACCGACAGCGGTGTTTCGTCTGCCATCAGTGTCAGAAGGGGTTAAACTATCCAACGCCGTATTACCCAACGCCACATTATCCGTCCCAACAGGATAGTTACCATCTAGCTTGATAGTGCCGCCATCGACTGACACGTTTCCTGCTACAGTCAGCCCATCAGCCGTGACTGTGCCTGTGAAGGTTGGGGATGCTGAAGAGATAGCAGCGATGTTCCACGCAGAACCGTCATAGACTTTCATGACATCACTAGTGGTGTTGAAATACAACGCACCAGTTAATAAAGCATTGCCGTCATTGTCTAGTGTAGGGTCTGAGGCTTTATCGCCTAAGTAACGGTCATCAAAGGCATCGTAGCTTGCCGCTGCTGCGGAAGCAGAGTTAGCTGAAGCTGTAGCCGAAGAAGCTGCATTTGAAGCTGATGTGGCTGCATTACTGGCTGATGTGGCTGCTGCTGCGGCAGAGTCTGCTGCTGAGGTAGCTGAACCTAAGATAGAGTCTGTGTAGGCTTTAGTTGCTGCATCCTGAGCTAACGTAGGGTCGCCAACACCAGTAATCTTGTTAGTCCCCATCGCAATAGCACCAGACATAGTGCCGCCAGTGAGGTTGAGCTTTAGTGCGTCTGCTGTGTCAACATACGTCTTAGTCGCTGCGTCCTGTGCAGAAGTAGGGTCGCCCAGACCAGTAATCTTTGACGTACCCATTGCTATCGCACCAGTCATCGTACCACCCGCAAGAGGCAGCTTAGTGGCTAGTGCTGTTGTAACTGTCCCTGCGAAGTTAGCGTCATCGCCTAATGCGGCGGCTAGTTCGTTTAACGTGTCAAGCGCGGCAGGAGCAGAATCTATGACTGCTGCGACTGTAGAATCTACATAGCCTTTGTTTGCTGCGTCTGAGTCTGCTGTCGGTGTAGTGATGTTAGTCAGTTTGGTGTTGGTGAAGTCGGCAGTACCGTTAACAACTAGATCGTTCAGAGTAGTCGTACCAGAAGACGCTGTGACATTACCTGTGACATTGCCTGTCAGGTCGCCAGTGACGTTACCTGTGACGTTACCAGTTAAGTTACCTGTAACATTACCCGTTAAACCGCCAACAAAGCCTGTGTTGGCTGTAACTGTAGAGCCTACAATAGTCGATGGGGTAGTCGCACCAATAGGCGTAGAGTTGATTGAACCGCCTGTAATAACTGCATTGCTAGATGCAAAAGTACCGTTAGCGGTTAAAGTGCCAGTAACGGTAGCTGTAGCAGTAGTGATGCTAGAAGGATTAGTTCCTAATTCTACAATCTGTGTAGACGCATTCTCTGTGAAGATTCGTTTGTCTGTGACGTTGACAGCGAGTTCGCCCTGAACCAAGTCACTTGTAGTTGGGACTGCTGAGGCGGTAGAGCTGTTCTTGGTTACTATCGTTGCCATTTTGAATTCCTGTTAGTTACCACTTAACCTTATGCGACCAGTACCTAGCCGACAACTTGGAAGGGTTAGAGTCTTGCGCGTTATGTCGCGCGTAATATGACTTCTTTCGGGCTTTGTCTTTGGCGGTGGTTGGATTCTTACCCGCTCCTTTTACGCCCTGCTGACCGAACCTTACGGTCTTAACTTCGTCACCAACTTTAGCCAATACGACATGGCTCTTGGTGGGATGGTTAGGGGTACGTTTGGGCTTATTATACCCATCTACGCCTAACTTCTGTATTCTGGGGTCTTTTTTACTCATAAGATAAGGGGGCAGGTTGCCCTACCCCCCATTCCTTCTTAGCCGTTTACAGCAAGAACGAAACCGCTGTCAGGGCGGTATGCCTTAACACCGTAGAGAGTGTCCGCAGTGTACAGTGTTCCGAGGAACTCTTGCTTGTACTGAGTCTGCGAACGAACACCAACTTGCTCCGCGAGGATCATGGTGTCTTGGTGGATTAGCATAGCAGCTTTAACATCGCCACCTGCTGCGTTGTCTGCGGCTGTCTCGATGACAGGGCAGTTAGAAGTAACGAATACGTCAATGCCGTAGAGGTTACCGATCTTGCCGTTCTGGACTACTTGACCGCCTACAAAATCAGAAGACACATAACGATCAATGCCCATGATTGCATTACGCAGTGAAGGAGGAATAACAAAGCAGCGGTTGTCCATAGGAACGTCCGCATCGTCTTGCTTCTGGATCAATGCACGGAAAGCAGCGTCAGTGAAAACGTCAGCAGCAGCAACAGTGTCAACAGCGTAAGCAGTCAGACCAGTTGATGCGTCATTGTAGTAAACAGCAGAGTTAGTCCAATCAGAACCATCGCCGTCACCCAGTGACTTACCAAGAGCAAAGAGGTCGTTATCAATCTGACGAGCAAGAGCATAACCTGCGTCACCAGTGTAGAAGTTACGGAGTGAAGCAAGAGCTTGCACTTCAGTAATGTCTTCGATGATGCGTGAGTACTCGTAGTGCTTGTCAATGACGATCTGTACTTCTGACTCTGTGTCGTTCTGTACAGTTACCGCAGTGTTTTCTGCTTTAGCGTAAGCAGCGCCACGGATAGGAGCAGGAACGTGAATCGTGTCACCTTTCTTGCCGCTCATTGTCATCTTCTTGACGAGGTTGGCGAGGATGAGGTTCTTCTCATACGCCGCACGAATCTCGTCACTCCAAATTTCGGGGACAAAGGTTGCCGCCGAAGTGTTATCAACAAAACCGCCAGTAGCGGGGAAAGTAGATGTTGCCATGTCAATATACCTGTAAGTCTAAGTTAGTTTCTTACACGGCCTTCCTGATACGCTTTCATTATCTCGTTAGACATATTTTGATAGCGTTTCGGGTCAGTCCGCATTAGTTCAATAATGTCGGCTCTTCGATATATCTTCTTGCTTGGCGCTTCTGTACTGCCTGAAGCTCCACCTGTTGACGCTGCGTTTAATGCTTGCTTACGCTCTTTGCGTTCAACTTCTACAGTCTGCCTTGTGACATTGCGAATTTCTTTCCATGTAGAAAAAAGTTCGTCTGCCGCATCGTAGTTGTATTGGCTGTTCGCTTGCTCGTATAACTGCTGACGGACTTTGCTACCTGTTATCCATTTCTGGAATTCAGGACTCATAGCTATTTCCTTCAGGTCAGGATGCTTCTGCTGTAACGCAGATAACGTCTGACTTTGTTGCATTTGAGTACCCAATCGCTCCAACTGCTTTAGTGTTGGATGGTTTGCAATCTTGTACTCTACAGCTTTATCAGGATCAGCGAAGAAGTCTATCTCTTCAGCCTCTTCCGGTTCATTTGATTTGGTTTGCTTAAGAATGAAGTCGTCAACAATACTTCTGAGTTTACCTACTTCTTCACCCTGTTGACCAAGCCGAGACTCAGCCTCTTGGTGCATCTTGATTAACTCAGCAGGACTTTTACCGCGATAGTGCTGTGGTAATTCCTCTGTATTTGATTCGGCAGCTACCTCTATATTATCTTCCGAGACTGCTTCCTCTGTTTCTAACTCATCTACCTCTTGCTTACGATCATCAATTAATTGTGCCACTATTAAACTCCTAACAAGACCAACTAAGCTACCCCGAAAGTGGGACTTATTG